TTTGTCCAATTCTCGAACAGCTCAACTACACTATCGGGGGTGTCCTCGATTAGCTGAGCATATCTCGCGCTTTGAGCGGTTACAGGTTCTACCTCTACGGGAACGGTTTCTTCTACCGCGACTTCCGTCGTCGGCGCTGGAGCTTCATCCGTAACGTCGTCTTGGGCTTCAACCTCTGCGGTAGGTTCTCCGATGTCGGGTACTCCTTCTCCCACCGCTTCGCTACCTCGGGTAGGTTCTGGTGCATCCACGCTCTCTGGGCCTTGCTCTTGAATGGCATCTGTTTCTGGTGTTCCGTATAGTATCTGGTCTAATTCCCCGTTAAGGCTGTTCAGTTCTTCTTGCTGGCGTTTAACAAGGATAGGGTCTTTCCCTTCAATTTGTTCCTGTAAGTCTTTCTTCCTAAGTAATATCCCTAAAGCCTTCTTCTTCTGGCTTACCGTTAAGTCGGACGGGATATCTCGGTTGACGGCGATTACCTCATCGAGGTTGTCCATCTCTTGCTGTGCATCCTCCTTGCTTATTTTGCCTTGGTTAATCTTAGCCTGGAGGTTTGTATAAAACATATGGCGGTAAGTCAGCTCGCCACGAGCTGTTTGGGAGCTTACGTTTTCAAACATCTCAAACGTCGCGTCATCGACAGCCGTAAAGTCATAGCTCCTTCGCGCTGCGCTGATAGCCCCAGGAGTTCCCAGTACAAAACCACCCACAGCCTCTTGAGCTCCTGCATAAAGCATACTACTAAGCGTTTCCCAACTCCAAAATCCTGCTTCTGGAGTTTCAAACATCTCCTTCTCCTTCATCTCGTTGTAGATACTCTTAAAACCTATATCCACACCCTCTTGCAAAAATCCCGTTTCAAACTCAGCTAAGCCCGCGCTTGTTACAACCAACGCTCCCCTAGCGATAGCGCTGTCAACTTCACGCATAACAACTTCATTAAAAGCCTTACCCTTGACATTTGCAGGAGTTTTTTTCAAAGCCTTCATAAGGAGACCCGTGAGTAAACCTTTTTGTTTCAAAACGTTTCTCAATCCCACAGCTTCTAAAACCGAAGACACAGAGCCAATAGCTAATTTCAATCGGAACCTCTCAGCTTCAGATATATTCTGGAAGTCAGGGTCTCCAGCCATCTCTTGCTCTAAGGCGCTGCTTATTTGAGAGTACATAGCTGCTGTACGAATAATAAAGCCACCGGGGACTAGTATAGCTGGTAGCGAACGAGTAACCCCTAACAAAGCTCCACCCCAAAACGACTCGTACATCAAGTCGGCAGCTTCTGGAGTAGACTCGGGGTCTTTCAAGAAGTCAAGCCCGCGACGTAAAGCAGCAAGCTCACCGTCCGTTACCTCCATATTTTTAGAGGTAGCGTATTGAGAGTATGCGTTTAAGGCTTCTTCGTAATCAATTGGTTCTCCGCGCTTACGCCTCTTGAGCTTGGTGTCTACTATACTAGTCTGTATGGCTATACTTTCCTTTGCTGGGATACCCTTGTCGGTTTTCATCCAAGCTTTAAACTCATCAACCGTCATATCAGACGCAGACGGCACGTCATAGCCCTTGTCCGCAGCTTCTTTAAGGTAGTTATCCCTAAAGAACTCGGGGTCAGTCTCCATAAGAAACTTAGGGTCGTAGCCTGTATCTAAACCAAAGTCATAGGCTCCAGCCGCAATGTAAGCGACGCCTTGAATAAACTCATTTCTAAACACACCTCCACTCCAGTAACCTCTTTGGGCTAACATCTCAGTATACTCTCCCGCTAGCCTATCTAGCTGAGCCCCTTCTTCTTTTGCCTTTTGGTCTATTTCAACTAGAAACTCTCGTTCTTTTTCGAGGCTGTCTCTATCATTCAAAAACCTCTGGGACTCCTCGGGGTTGTTTTTTATATACTCTGAGTCATAGGTTAAAAACTGAGGGTATTTATTTTGAAATTCTAGTTTTCTTTTAAGGTAGTCTTGAGCGGAGCGGTTTATTTCTTTTTGCTTTTGATTAATGCGCTTTACCTCATCGTCTCGTTGCTTATTGGTTACAAACCTGCGGGGAGCGTCTAATCCTTCCTGCCTGTTTTCCCTTAAAAAGTCTTGTAGCTTTTTCGCTTCAGCGGTCTCGGTTTTGGTATTGAAGTCTAGGCCAAAGGGGCTTAGAATCTTAGGCATCTCAAATGGGTCAAGGTCAACCTCAATAGACTTCCCATTGCCTGCGGTTACCTTTATAGCATCTCCTATACCAGCGGGCTCAACCTTAAATCCGTAAGGCTTAAACACATCGGTAAGCTCTTGAGCCACTTCGTCCTCATCGCCTCGGTCGATAAGTTGAGGCGAAATCATTTCCATACGCTCCTCAAAAAAGTCAGGGTCAGCCGCTCCCGTTAGGATAGTCGCTGGTTCAGCAGCTTCAGTCGCTGGGGCAATAGCTGTCTCAACAGGAACTTCAAGCTCTGGTGAGACCAAAGAACCAGGCTCCGATACGGATGCCGTATCTTTTTTTTTTACATCACTAAAATAAGAGTCAAAGAACTCATCCCTAGTTAGGTCGGTAAGATTTTGCTCAGATATATACCCCCATAGCTCGTTAAACTTCTCTGGCTCTGAGTAAGCAATTTGAAACGATTCCGCATCAAGGTCTGTTAAGTTTTGAGACTTTAAATAATCGTAAAACTCTTGGTACTTCTCGTTCATTATTATCAGTTAAATATAGGACGACCCCCTTGCTGCTGACCAAACCTAGCCTTTTCCATATCTGTTCTATGCTCGCTTATCCAAGCCTTTAATTTAGCCATTTGATAATCAGCATCCTCGGAAGATTCCTTCGTAGGAATTGTAATAGATTCCTTATCACCCCTTAAATCTCTGACAATAATTTTATTCGATGGACCACCATCAGGCTCAACCGTAAATCCTAAAGGCGATAATATCTTAGATAATGTTGAAGCGGCTGAGTTGTCACTGGATGTAAAAGGCTTAGCTGTTATTTTATTCTCTAACTCTCTGTATGGAGCCATATAATCAACGGGCTCTGCGCCTCTTTTAAACTCTACCTCGTCGATATTATTGAAGTTTGTCCTTTTAGGACTCCACATCCCCTCTTCAAGGATGTCATCGTAACTACCTTCAGTATCTCCAGTTAAAATCTTTACCGCTGATTTAGTAAAGTCTGCGGCTGACATCAGAATTTCATTCCCACCTTTATCTTCGGTATAAAAACTTAAGAAAGCGTCTCCTTTGCCATCTGCTGTTTTTATTTCTATACCTCTATTAGTCCTTTTTGCGTAAGTAACCGTAGTGTTTCCACCCATTATATCTTGTATAGTACTTTGCAACTCCTCAACATTCCCAGAATAAAGACCCGCTACGTTATCTAATTTACTTATTAGCTTTTTATTCTTATCACCTAAGCTTCTATAATACGCATCCCTAGAATAGTCTTTCGGCATAGCCGTCTGCTTATAATCTAGCAGCGCCATACCTTCTTTTTTAAGTCTTTCCTTAACAGCTTCTTTTAATGCCTCGTTTGCTTTTGGAATTACCGTTCCGTCATTAGCAGTAGACACACCCACTTTTCCGCCTTTATCGCCCCACGTAGTTTCTGTAGCCCCAAGGTCGTAATCATCAGGAGCCACCATACCTAAGTCCTCAGCGATACTCAATACTCTTAGGTCATTTACCATAAGAGCACCAATAGCGTCATCTAAAGAAGAGTTTACATCCTCTCGAACCGAAGGGTCTTCAACAGTTAGTATTCCGTTTTCCCGTACAACTCGCACGTCAGAGCCAATGCTTTCAGACCATTTAACTAGAGGAGATGTGTAATCTAATTTATCATATCGAGATTGCATCTGAGCAATAGCCCCCTCAATAGTGCTAAACTTGGATGGGTCATCAGAAAGCTTGCCATCTTTATCTTTAATACCTATGCTAGCTACGCCATTGGTAGGGTTAAAGTATACCTGCGTCTTCTCGAAGTTTTGAAAGTCATCAAGTCTTTGGCCGACAACGCCTTCAAAATTCATAGCCTTCCCTTCGTTAATCCTATCCTGGGTCAGCTGGCTTTCTTTATGTGCGCTTTCAGCCATAGTCTGCAAAGACTTAAAGCTGTTTTCTACGTTCTGTCGATTGACAGTAAAATCTCTGGGGTCAAGGAAACCAGATTTTAGCAATCGGTTCTGAGACATTAAGTACTGAGAGGCGTCAGATGAAGCGTTTAAAATCCAAGTACTCGCAGCTTTATTAGCCCCTTGCGGAGCGTCGGACAAGACCTCTCCTGTAGCCCGAGACGAAGCATCAATCTCCTCACGTTGTTTCTCGCGTTCAGCCTCCTGCTCCCTGAGCGTATCAACAAGGTTAGTAGTGATAGCACCCCAGTCTACCCTGCTCTTCTCGTCTCTCTTTACGTACTTATAATAGCTCATAAACCTATCAGTTGTTGCGGCATTACAAACTCTTGACCTACCCCAGCCAGACCAGCGGATTGAGGAGTAAGGAAAGTCCCATATATACCCTGATATTGCGAGCCTTGAGAAGCCTGTGTAGCGTTTTGAGGGGTGTAGTTTTTCGCAGCCCGTATCTGGTCATTAGTCAATACCTGACCCAAAAGCTCTTGCTGAGTGAGGCCGCCAAGTGAGCCAAAGAAATCACCGAAGTTACCACCGTCTCCTAAAGCGGTTTGCATAGTATCTAAGTCAAGACCATATTGCCGAGCGAACTGTTCACGTTGACCAGCTGTCATACCAGCCATCTGTTGCTGTAAAATAGGAGTGGTTTGCGCTAGGAACTGGCTTCGTTGGTCACCACCTAACTCCTTACCAATCATCTTAGCATCACGACCTTGCTTATACAACGCCTGTCCAGCATCAATCGTAGCCCCCACACCAGCCAGCATCTCAGCCCCCGAGGTGATAGCCTCAGCCTTCGCTTCTTGTGAGTCAGCAGCAGCTTGCTGAGACCCAGAAGCCTCCGCCTCCGCGATGGCTCGCCGAGCATCTATATTAGCTACGTCCTGGCCTTTTACAGCTATATCCCTTCTGTATTGCATCATTTCCTGAGCCGACCGTAACTGGTCTTCTAAAGCGAGGCTACCTCCGACAGCGAGTCCCGCGTTACGTGCCGCTCCCCTCGGGTCAGCTTCCTGTGCCGCCTGCACCTGTTGGGCCATCAATCGCTGCTGGCTCTCTCGTGCCTGCATATAGGCTTCTGTAGGGACAGAAAGCTCCTGCATAGGGTTAATCTCGGTGAGGCGTTTCGCCTCACGCGTCGCCTTCTGAGCTGCTTTCTGAGCGTCTTTAATACGACGGTTAGCCTCAATGGCTTGGTACGTACTTACGCCCGCCGAAGCTAACTGTAGTGCTGCTGTTACAAATGCCATACGATTTATGTTTAGTCAAAGATAATTAGAATCAAGGATACGATTTCATCATCTGGCTTTCTACTACGAAAAGTTCCGTAGCGATAGTCGATGAGTTGGTCGCGATAAACTTGCAGTAGTGTCCGAGTACACCGTGGGACTCTGCCTGTGCGTTCTTTACGCCCATCATATACCAAGCGGCTTGCGGATTCGTCCCCCCCGCCGACAACGTAAAGCTGACCTCAGTCCTATCGGCTGAGAACGCGGTGACGGGACCCACTACAATAGGGACGCCTGGATTATTAGGGTCAATCGTATACAAGATATCTCCAATAGATAAGATACTGCTTATGGGGAAGCCAAAGGTGATGACTCCAGCCGCCACAGTGGCATTAGAGCCAATGCCGTTGACCGAGCGAAGGACATACTGCGAAGGGTCGATGGTTAAGGCGGGCTCTCCGTTCTCTCCGTCAGGGTTGCGAACGAAGGCAAAAAACACAGCCTCTTTCTTTTCAAACCACGCTTCATCGATATACCCGTTTTGAATGTCCGTCTCCAGCTCAATCTCCCACGCTTGGTCCGACTCCAACTCCATCGTCTTCCACAAAGTATTGTCCGTAGGGTTATCGTTAAAGATACTAGTCATCTGAGACGAATAGTTTACTCCGTAATACTGATTGCGGATTTCGTTGGTGTTGTGCCTATATAAATTACCGCCTTTAAAAGAATAAAAGTAGTTATTCATACCAGCCATCCACTCGGGGATATACGAGTAGAACGAAGGCCACCCTTTTACGTCAGGGGAATATGTTAGTGTCTCAGCCATTAGCTTGTTTTTTCTACGATAACTCCACCTACAACGTGAATGTATAAACACAACCCACCCAAGTCCTCTATATTATAGTATCCATCATCCGCCAATGACTGACCTAGCTCATCTTTAAATACCCAATCGCGTACTTCAGGAATGCCAAATAAATTAGGGGACAGGACGGGGAGGTTATATAAAGTCTGGTTTATAGGCTCGGAACATACGTTTCCAGATTCATTTACCATAACGCTAGCAGAAAATCCAGTGAGGATACGAGGGCAGTCTACATCGACTGACCAGTTGGGGGCCGCTGATGCTGGTGGACAAGCACTTATTATACGAAGGTCTAAGGTAGAAGGAGCAGCTGTCAGTTTAGAAACGTAAAGAACATATTTGCCCGCTCCTCCGCTAGTAAGGCTTGCCAAATCGGAAGAGACTATATTAATAGAATCGGTAGTTTCGCTATCTTCAAAATTTTCATCAACTTCATCCCATTTATAAATTGGAAACACACCACTCGCGGGGGTACATATTGTGTCGTCACCGTAATATGGACCTTCGAAATAAGAAGAAGATGGATTGTTTCCGGAGGTTATTGTAGTAGCGCTAGAAACACTCGTGGTTTGGTTGTTGTATGTAGCAAAAATACCAGATGGGGCTCCAGGGGTAAAACGAATTGCTACCACGCCTGTGCCTGTAGCCAAATCATAAGTAACTTCATAAATCTGTTGATTAGACAAAGTTGTCCCCGCTATAGGTAATGGCTTAGCGTCGGTACATTTTCTATCACAAGCAGCGCAAGAAACAGTAGGTAAAAGAACACCTCCCGACTGTTCACGAACTACAGAGTTTCCGTTAACCGTAGATTGATAAAACTGGTCGGGCGCGAGCAAAGACAAACCCTCATCCGTATATACCGAAGTAGAAGACATTAAGTTATCTCCGTTTAAGTAGAACGAAGAAGGGGCGCTACAGGCGCAACAAGCCTGGCCAGCAGAAGAGCCGAAACAAAGCTTAGCGGGCTGTGCTTCCCTGTAATCATATATTAAATACAGGTACTCGTCAAGATTATTAGGCAACGTAAAGCTTCCTGAATACAGAGAAGCGCCAGTAGTGCCTGGGGTAACGTCTAAAGTTGTTGGTCCAGCAGATAAAAGATTAGATATTCCAGACGCGGTATTTTCATACAAGTTAGAGCTCCTTAAATAACGTAGCCTGTTGGCGTTATTAACGGGGTTGTATTGGAATGTGTCGCTGGAAAGCTTATTAGACTGGACGTAAACCGTAGAGCCGTTAGTAGGAAAAACACCAACGCCTTGACTGCCAGTCAACATTTGATACTCGGAAACAACAGGGTTGTCACCGCTAGAAAAACTTACAAAAGATTGGTATAGGGGGCTGTTGTAGCTTCCTTCAGTAAAATTAAATTCATTGTGTATCGTATTTCCGTTCTGCCAATCTAACGTTAGGCACACCATAACGATTTTTAATTCGTTTTCCTTCGGGCAAGACACGCCGAGCTGTAAGTTTTCTACCTGGCCTCCGTTAGCTGTAATAGTTATTTCTACCGTATTGGGGTTTATAGTAGATTTATTGAAGATAAGCGTTCCCGATTGATTCTGCTGTGTAGCAGAAAAGCTCGTTCCGTTATAAGTAGCGACAACATCGAAGCTAGCGCTTGGACTCAAGAAAGGGTTGCCCCAACTTAAAGTTACGTCTCCCACTGCCGCGCCTAGGTTTACACAAAACGTCTCGCCTAAGCTATTGGGGAAAACGTTAAATGTTTGAGATATATCGCAATTCACACAGGCCGCCTCAACAGGAAGCTTGTTCTCATTTGACGATACCACATACTCGTCCATATATGGGTCGTAGCCACCCAGCTTTTGTGTATTGAAGTTAGCGTTGAATAAATCCCTAAAGTAACTACGCATACCAGCCTGAGAAACTACGGAGAGCTGCTCGTTACTGAAGCTAGAGCCGCGCAACTGAATGACAGCACCACGCTTAGCGTCAGTAAAGTATTTATCCATACCGAACTCGGCGTAACTCTCAGGGTTAGCTGAGATTCCGTATTCCTCTACCCTAGCGACCTGCTGGCCCAATATCAAAGGAGCCGCAGTTAGAATGTTGCCGCCCTCAGCATCGGTAATTGCATCTTTATTCGTAAGCACATAAGAGATGCGGTCTTCCTGCAACACCAATATGTCCGTTTCGCGAGCCACCATTTTTTGAACGGGGCCATATACGTCTTCTAAAGTTTTAAAATTTAGGAGCCCTAGGTTGAACTCGTTGAGTTTATTGACGTTGCTCTCGTCGTTATAAACGCCACTGTATGTGATGTCGGCAAAGCGGTCTGCCCGCTTAAAGTCTTGAGCTGAAACCAGTATCGTTCTCTCACCTAAAGCGAACGACTGACCAATAGATGAATCCTCAATCTTATAACTTTCTATTCCGTTACCAAATGAATAGCAGTTGAAAAAGTCTAAATCAACGACGCCTTCAGTAGTAGCGTCCTGGTTCGTTACATTCCCCTGATGATATCCACCTACTATATCATAGTTTTCGCTACCTTCAAAGAATACGCCGTCTGCAATTTCATTGGGTACCGTTTCAAAAGCGACAAGGCTCCCAGGCTCCTGAATACAAATTTCAACGGTTGTTCTAGAATCTTCAGTCCCTATGCCAAAAGCTCCTGCAACAAATTTGCTTCCATTTACACATTGTAAATACAAACGTTCAGTCCCGTCATTTATAATGTAAAACCCTATTTTATTTACATTCTCTTCAGGCGGATATATAGGAGCGCCGTAACCCGCAGATACGCCTACAATGTTAGAAAATATCTGTATTTCATTAGGCCCACTTTCATCTTCACAGGCAACCTGACAGTTAAACGCGTTAGTTAAAACTGGTCCTACATTTTCTCCCTCCCAAAAAGTATAAAAATTCTGATATGGTTGAGAAGCAGTAAACGTTTCGTTTACAACGCATAGCTCTGCCCCATTTGCACCCCCACACAAGCCAGAGTCATCCCTTCTAAATTTAATTTTAATTCTTACGACGCTAGCAGTAGGAACATCAATAAAGGAAAAGGTTGAAGAGCCCGTAAACAAAGGATAGTTTACTATTGAATAACCGTCGAATTTATTTTCAGTTTCAATAGGGTTTAAGAAATCTGAAAAATTATCGGCTACACTAACTACGCTAGGGTAGCATATATTTTGAGAGCTAAGGCTTACGGAAAACCCCTGTACACGTAAGCGCATATAGAGACCTGGGACATTTACAACTGGTTCAGAGTTTGGGCTTAAAAAATTAGTGGGCTGGGAAACCTTGTCCAACACCGTCACCTTGCGCTCCTCGGATAACGTGCCTAAAGAGTCGCGCTTTACAATAAGTTCAGTCCCCGCTTGAACCAGAGCCTGGTCTTGACCTACTAGTCGAAACCAGTAAGATGACGTGGTATTGTCATAGTAGTACGTATTAGAGTATATAACATCGTAATTAGCTCGGGATTGTTTAAGAACGAACTTATATGTTTGTGCCCAGCTAGGGGCAGTCATCCCTACTGGCAATGTTGCTCTTATTTTATTTATATAAGAGCTAGCTGTAGGAGGAACAAAAACGGTATTTTGCGTACTAGTAAGAGCTGTGGTAGCTCTTTTGTATTCGTCCATATATACAATGCCTATCTCGTAATCCCTATTACTATGAAGGCTTTTGTTGCTGGATTCTGTTTGAAAACTATATACGGAATTGCTAATCTTAAAGTACTCAAAATTTTGATTCGAAGCGGTACTGGTATTAGTATATTGAGCCGCCATTAACTGCAACGAAAATACATTGGGCGCAGTAGCGCTACTCCCTATAAGAAACCCTTGGTTACCGCTAGTAATGCCCGTGCTTGCGAGAGTATACCCGCCTGGCGCTGAAATAGCGCAGTTATATATATCGGTAAACGTACTCCCCGACGAACAGTTTGATACGCTTTGAAAATTAGTAACCCCTATTTGATTTTGAAACTCAGGGCTATTAACCATTTCAAAAATACTATTGTAGTCTTGAGCAAGGTTAAACGTAAACGACAAACTAAACGAAGGGTGCTGAGGGTTAGAGCTGCTAGTCCCCCAGCCCGAGCCTGAAAACCCTTTGTGAGACACCGTAAACGAAAAGCCAAAGACGCCTCCCTGTACTAAATCATAGGTAGAGTCGGTAAAATCAAAAACAACTTTAGCTTGATTAGCGGTAACGGTAGAGTTAGTGTCAATAGTATAATTCACTCCCGTAGCTTGTTCGCCTTGGTCCTGAGTTATATTTATAATTTCTGATATTACCTCAGCCGTGTAATTTGTTTTTATTAAAGCTCCTGAAGAGCTAGTTAAATCATATCCGTCCTCATAATTTCCGTACATCAGTCGGTTGCCCATAACCGTTTGAGCCTGAGCAATAAGCGGAACGTTATCATATAGACGCAATATCTCGGAAGAAGGTAGTAGCGTATATATTTCTTGGTTAGTAAAGTTGAGCGTTTGGACTATTTCGTTAGGCCACCCTTGCTCAGATTTAATGTATTTTTTGGCTACACGAACATCAAAATCGTTACCTAGCTTAAAGCATACGTCTATCCCTATAACGTTAGAGTCTCCCGTGTTAAACCCTACGACAGCCGTGTTGTAACGGTTAAGCATCCCGTCATTGAAGTTGGTGTCGGGGTCCAAGTTAAAGGGGCTGCTTTCAAAAGCTACGTCAGTAAACTGCGAAAGAGCGCTATACTCGTTGTCAATATATTTGTAGCGATATGCAAACGAAACGAAGTTAGTCTCGAGATAATTTTCTTCTCCAGGTATGTCAATAAGATTAAGGGTAGGAGCTTTTTTGGGCGGCTTCTTAATAACCGATATATCGTCTTCTACAATTTGGTCGTTATCCGCTGAGGTAGGGGCTGGGTAACTTCGTTTAACGTTAATTTTGCGTGGTGGATTATAGTCATCGGTAAAAAATAAAAGGTCCTCCACTTTATTAACTCCCGTAATAAGATAAGTCGGATTAAAGTTGAGTACGCTAGCGCTAACTACGTGGTACGTCAACAAGTCCGAATTTGTTTCGTACGAAACAATCATATCTACTTTTCCTGTTGAAGAGACTGAATTAGAACCGTCGTGAATAAACCAGTAAATAGTCTCTTTGACGCCGTCCTCAAACGAGCCAATACACTGGGCTACTTCGCTTAAATCAACACCTTTATACTGTAAAGTAGTAAGCTTAGTATTTCCCTTGGAATTCTCTACAGAGCCTACCTCAGAGCCTTCAGTAGAGCCGAGACGTACATTCAAAGCGTTAATGTACTCCCCATTAGGAACAAGGCGTTCATCGACGCTCTTGTTCATACGCCCCTTGATAAAGTGTCTCTTTACGTTGCCCATTATTTAATCCACTTATTTTGTCCGCGCAAGTTCATCAAAAGACGCCCAGGATGTATGTTGCTAATACGAATTTTAGCATTGCGCAGTAAAGCAGATTTATTTTTTTTAGCCCGATTTACTATGTACTCCTGCGTCCCCATATGTGAGTTTAGCAAAGCGTAAGAAATATACGCATAGACGTAGTCTTCAAAAAGTTTATTGACCGTAATCAAAGAGTCATCACCGCCTTCCATACCGTCGCTTACATACTCAAGGATGCAGCTTTCCCCCGACATAGCAGAGCTGAAATTTATAACTCCCGCTTTAGCGTCAATTCGAAAGGTGGGATTAGCGTTGGCAGTCTCTGTGTTAAGACCAAACCAAGCGCCCCCTACAGGAAAGTCAAAATACCACATCCCATCGATACACCACCCTTCATAACCGTTATACGGGCTGTTTTCGTTGAGGTACATAGACTTCAACGTTTTATTGAGGCGGGCCTCATCGATAGGCGAGAACTCTGGCTTTAACGCCGCTCCTGTCTCGTCAAATAAAATGCGATTGTTTGAATCTTGTAGGTACGCCTGAGCGCTGGTAACCTGTATATTCTCCGTCAAGGGAAATACCACGCCATCTTTAAACATAGAAAGACGGACCCAATTGACGTAATCGCTTGGAAGAATAAACCGCAGGTCGTCCGACACGTTAAGCTGCAATACCTTAATTTCTTTAAATGCGTCGTAGTTCAGCTCTTGTATAGCTCGCTTAGCGTGAAACAGAATCTTATACCGAGACTTCTCGTTGACGAGCTCGTTGTTACCGCTGTACATAAGCTGGTAGTTGCTGACGATATCGCGCAGGCTCACGTATTGATAGGAGCCCCAGTTCGCGTCTTCAGGTGAAGCGCCATCGTTTTCGTAGTATTGGTATTGAGTTAGGTATGCCATATTACTTGCTTGCTTGGTCGTCTAGCTGTTCTTGTGCCAGTGAATAATTTACCACATCCATCTCACGTATCGATACCCCTGAATACTCTAAAATCTTATTTACCAACCGAGGCTCGTCATCAGCAGGCAACTCAAAGTCCTGGTAGTCGGCTTGCCCTTGGTCAAATACAGGTTCGCCCGCCGTAAGGACTGAGTACGTCCAGTTAGGGGCAAGCGGATAGCGAATGTATTGGATTGTTCCTGAAGTAATAGTGTCGGGGTATGCCGTGGCGTTATTCCCGTTTTGTACGTATGCAGGAAAACTTAACGAAGGAGCAGTGAGGTACGAAGAAAGAAGGAGGTTAATCTTTGAGTTTGATACCTGCTCCATCTCGTAGTTACTTCCTTGGGGCAAAATCCTGTTGAGAAGGTAGTAGTCATTTGGAAGCGCAAACGGATTGGTAGTAAAATTAGCTACCGTAGAGAAGGTGTCGATGACTTCCTCGAGGCTTCTTGATATATCAGCATAGCCTGTACCAGACTGCCGAATATTCTCCTTATTAATCTGGTAGTTATAATCGTAAAAGTACTGGTCGAATATCTCGAGCTGCGCCTGCTTGGCATATAAATTAAAATCTGCTGGAGAGAGATAGCCGAAATTATTCTTGTTCAGTATCGACAATACTGTATTTCTTACCGAATCTATCATAGGGACGCTTTTGACAAAGATAAATCAAAAAAAGGGGCCACAAATTGTGACCCCTTTTCCTTAAATAGAGCTTTTAAAAAATCACTCTAGCTGTTTGTCAAGCATCTTCAAGACCTCGATACCCTCATCGCTCTGCAAGTAAGCCGCGATAGCAGACTTCGGGTCCTCACCAAAGGGAACCGTCATCATACGCTTCTTATTGGTTTTTAAGTTAAAGTGGATGTCGCGTCCGTTATTACGCATACCCAAAAGACCTTTGTCAAGGATTAATGACACCTTGCCGTACAGGTCCAAAGAGGGGTCTTCTAGCGCTTCTAAGAAGTCAGAAGGGTATCGCTTAGCTAGGATTAAGATATCGCGTTTGAGCTCAGCAGAAGAGAGCTTGCTAGGGTCAATCTCTAGGAGAACCCGAGCAATCATCTCCATCTCCGTAACACTCATCTTACGCGCAGCTACCAAAGCGTCCGCCTCGACAACCATATAGTCTAGCTCCTCCTGAGCGTCCTTCTCTTTATTGACTTCAGAAAAGGTAGAGCCTGAGTCAGGGTGCAGACTCAAAAAATGCTGTAGTACCTGGTTTTCTTTTGGTACCGAAAGGAACCCGTCTTCAAAGACGATTGGTTCTAAAATAAAGTTTCCGTCTTGCTCGTCCTCGAATGGAGTTTTCTGATTGCGAGCATACCGTAAAGCGCGATTGACTTGTCCGTCAAAATACATAAGCGGCTTACGAGAAGTGTTGCGGGAAGACAGCGTAAAAGTTAACGGTGCCACGTCGCGGTTAAGCTTGTAGATTTTGTCTACGAGTTGAGCTTGTTTTTTCATTTTATTGAATTAAGAATTTATAAGAAAAAAAAGGAGGGGGTTTTACTGCCCCCTCCCTTTCAGAGATTAGTCACGGAACAAGAAGAAGTTGTTCGCGCCGAGCGTACATACAGCTCGCTCAGACAGGAAGTTGACTTCCATAGCGTCGAGGTCGCTAGTACGTGCTCCACCAGCAGAACCAGTAATCCAAGTCTTGTAACGGCGGTCTTCAGTTTCTGAAGCGCGGTACCGAACGTGGAGGAAAGGTCGCTTAGCGTTCTTACCCATAATCTGGTCGTATACAGTTGTTGAGCCAGCTGGCACCAACAATCCGTCTACCTTACCGCCATTCAAACCACCGCGCATAGTTGGGTCGTTCAAGTACTTCCAGTCAGACTTATAGAAGTCATAACCACGTCGGAAGCCACGGAAGCCCAGGTTCAACGCCATCTCTTCGTCATTGTCGAAGAGACCGTACGAAGTACCGCCTGCACCGTAAGAGTTCTGAGCAGCCAACATATCGTCGATAGCGAATGAGAAGTCACGGTTAACGAAGATTACATTCTCTTCGATAGAACCCTGCTTATCCAATCGCTGGATGATAGTGTCAAACTCAGTCAATGTAGTTGGGATACCTTGGAATACGTTTCCTCGGTTGTTAACTACATAGAACACACCTTCAGAACCTGCGGCGGTGTTACCAGCAGCTCCAGCTGTTGCTTGAGAACTCAAAGCTGCCAAAGCACCCGAGCCTACTTCCGCAGGGACGGCTTCAATCATAGAAGTCTCCAAGTAGTCATCGAAACGAAGACGTGTCTCGTGCTCAGACTTCAAATACCATAGGTAGCCAGTAGCTCCGTTTTCAGAAGTTACTTCAACCCAACCGATTTGAGCCATATCAGAACCGTTGACAGCGTACTTATCCTTCAAGATAATTGGCTTATTCTCAAAGAAGTTGTCCTCAGCCTCCAAAGAACCAACCATACCATTTGTGCCTTTGGCAAACTCCGAACCATAAACGAAGATGGTACAAGCAGCAGACGCGTTCATACCAGCAGCCTGACCGCCAGCCTCATAGTAAGCTACGTTAATACTAAAAGCTCCACCAGCAACGGCGTCTACCTGAGTAATAACAGCTTTGTTATTAAGCGTAGCAGCTCCTGCCGCAGAAGAAATCATAATAGTTTGACCTACACGCAAAGCGCTATTGGCAGTTCCAGTAGGAAGAGTGATAGCCCACGTTGCAGTATCCGCTCCGTCAGCAGTTGCTGTAACACAAGCGTCATACTTAATATGCAAACGCCCTTGCTCAGCCCACTTGATGAGGTCAGAGTTAGAAGGCATCTCAGCTCCTACCATACGCAAGAAACCAGCGATAGTACGGTTTCCGTAGCGCTCGAATTCTTTCTCGTAAGTATCAGGAAGATACTGGTTCAAGAAATTAAAGTCAGTGATATAATTTGACGCCAAAGCTTTTTGCTCTGGTGCTGGGGTTAAATCAAACCCTGGGTTTGTCAATACAGCCATTTTTTCTAGTTTTTAAATATTACACTCTACGGGCGCTCCTAATTTTTAGTCCGCGTCCCGAATCGGAATTTACACTCCGAATTTGCATTCCGTCCTTCCTCGAAGTCTCAGGCACCTTTCGCGAATCCATATTTATATTTTTGGATTTACGACTGATGTTTTCGACTCCGTCAGCTTTGCCCTGCTCATAAAAGAACTGTGCGAACTTAGAAGGATTCATTGCAACGCTCAAAGCCTTATGGTATCCTGCTGCGTCCTGAATCAAACCGTCGTCACCCATAAACTTATTTATAAAGTTCATAATGTCAATCTGGTTTTTTTTCAGTTCGCTAGCATTCCCTGGGTTAAAAGTGACGTCCTTATCTCCGACCTTAAATTCAAAACCTTTGAATCCATCAGAAAAAACTTCGTCAGTCTTATCCCGAAACCACTCGTTACGACGAGCGTTCTCTTGTTGGACACTACTAGACTCCTTCACGTATTGTTGATAGGCTTCAAAATTTTCTTTTTCTTCTCCAGACAAAGGATTACCGCTTGACTCAAGGGGTACCTTATATTGCTCTTGAAGGTCTGAGAAGTATTTCTTAGCCTTATTAACCTCTTTTTTCTTAGCGACTTTTCGCTTACGAATAACAGCCTCTTCATCGAGGTCTTCATCGTAACTGAAATCGTCTACCATACTCTTTACATCGTCGGCATCTAAGCCGTCCTCTGTAGCGAGATAGTAGTCCGCTAAGAGTTTGTCAGGGTTCATCTCGTCATAGTCCTTGTTGAGTTCAACAAAGTCTTTGAGTCCACGACCCGTCTCTTTTTTAAAACGGAAATAAGCGTCTACATCTTCAGGGAGTTCAGGCGCAGACTCGCGCTCTTCAAACAATTCCCCTACGGTGTTAATCTCTTTTCCGTATCGTTCCTTTAGAAATGAAAGAACTTGTTCCTCATCTAAACCAGTGGGCTCATCGTGTGTCGGCTCCGACACAGTTTCAGTTACTGGCTCTTCAGGTGTTTCACCATTTATTTCGGCTTCGTGCTTTTCAAGAAGCTCCTGTTCCACTTCTGCAACAGACTTCTCTTCTACTACGCCTAGGTCTCGTACTTTAATTTCCATTGTATTTAATTTGTGCGAAGATAATTATTTTTTACCGACATCATCGTGGCTCGAACTCAGCAAGGTCAAAGCCATCAAGGCTATCCTCATTTGATTCAAAATTGATAGGCGGTAAGTTATTCTTACGCTGATTAATTAGTTTCGACTGCTCTGTATTCTGCTGGCTAATACGCTTTGCTTTAGCGTCTTCACGCATATCCTCTCGTCCAGCAATAAGTTCCTCAGTTACACCCTTGAGCTGCATATTGTAATTAAACTCCTGCTGCATCAACTGGTTTTTAAGCTGGGCTTCCATCTGCATACGCTCAATATCAAAAGCCACCTCGGCCTGCTTAATCTGCACTTTCTGCTGACCTTCAGCCTGTATCTTCATCATCTGAGCCTCCGTGGCTAACTTCTGCGACTCGAACTGCTGCTGAGCCTGCATCTGCTGCTGTTGAAGTTGCATAGCTTCCTCGCGCTCTTGCTTCTTCTTGCGCTTGAGCTTGAGGAGTTGGTTTGCCAACTTAATGTTTTTAATTTCTCTGATATCGATAGCGTCCTCCAAGTTAATGTCGTTCTTAGATAAAGCCATCTGGATATTCTGCTCTAGCATAGCCCGCTGCTCTTCGTCAGGAGCTATCTCAATAAAGACACCGAAATCGTAGATATATAAATCTTTGATATCGTTTAAGATAGAAACATTATACTTGCCGATTTGATTAGCAAACTCTTCCTTGAAATCCGCATACTCCAGGATGTCGGCTACCCTGCACGACAAAGCTTCAGCCAACGACTTCAAGATAAATAAGCTACCATCTAAGATATGTCGAGTAGCTACGTTAGAGTTTAGTGCCGCTAGCTTTTGTACCCCTACGAGCGAATTAGGGTCAGGCATAGAGCCATCACGCGCTTCGTTGAGGCCCGTAATATCACGTATCATATTGAGATAGTGATTGTAGTTCCCAATTAAAGCGCTAATCTTAGACTGCCCCGAGTTGCTGGTGAGTTGCTGAATAGGTACTCGAGCGTTATTAAACTCGCCATCCTGTGTATAGCTACGCCCGACTACGCTACCCGTCTGGAAGTACAGCCGCAAGGCGTCCTCGGGGTTGTATGCATTGCCTGTCCCGAGGTCTACTTCGTTAAGCCCGTCAGCATCAATGAACACACCGTCAGGGACGATGCGCGACATTACTTGCTGTAATTTAAGGTGGGTAATCTGTATCTGGTCCGCCAAAGGAATCATACGCCGAACCAAAGATTCGATATTACCCTTGTACATACGTGGCGCACAAGCCAAGTAATTTGGCGTAGCGTACTGCGATGCAGATTTAGGGCGGACCATATTTTCCGCCATCTCCCACTTAAGAATAATATTAGTCCCCATAACCATAACGCCTTCATACCACACATCGATAGTCTTTTCGATTTTTTCGAATCGACCCTCCTGCATCATCTCTTCTGGCGGGTTAAACGTATCGTCTTTCTCAACCACCTTGGCTCCTCCGCCATCCATCACCTTCTTCTTATAGACAAACTTCTGCGTTGTCTTGTAGTTGAAGTACATAAGGGTAGTGGTATCTTGATAGAAGATATCGTTATCGTAGAATTGCTGTACGTTATAATAATCGTACCAGCTCTGGGAATGCTTTGAAATTTCCTTGAGGTCATCCGTAGTAAGCGTAGGGTCTATCTTGATAAGCTCAGTGATAGGAACTGTCTTAATTTCTCCCCAGTAAAAATTATCCTGAAAAAACGGGTCTTCAGTATAACTATATACCACGTTTGCGGGGTCTACATATCTAACCTGTACCCCGTCGCCCTTTAAGAACTCGTGCTTGACCATACCGACGCCTAAAACCGTAAGGTCGTAGTCTACGCGCTGGCGCGTGTCGTTGTATTTGTTTTGCTCAAGCAGCGTATTGATAGCCTCTTCCTCTGCTATTTCGATAGCTGGCTTATAGTTGAGTTGCATATACAGCGACAACTCGTCATCGCTATTGGGAAGCTCGTCAGGAGACACGGTAAAAGGGTCTACGCCAAAGCTTTCTTTGATTTGCACCAAAAGGTCTTTAGAGACCATCTGAGCCTCTATCATATCTTGATACTTACTGCGCTTCGCCGACGACATAGCGTCTTGAGCATAAGCCTTTACGTCAAACAAGCGGTCCGACATACCGTTTACTACGATATCTACGAACTTAGGGATGATTGGAATCGGAGTCCAGTCCAGGTTCAAATAAGAAAGGTCGCCATCGACCGAGAGCTCGTTTTTGTACTTAGCAATAGACTGCTCTCCTCTAGCGTACAATCGGAGTCGATTAAAATCTCTCCATTGACTGTAAAAACGACAACCGTTTCCATCCCTCTTAAACCACTCATATTGAATGGCTTGTCCAATCTGCAATCCATACTCATAAGTCGCTTTTTCAGCGTCAGAAACAAATTGGGTAGGGAACGAGGCAGATGCTATATTAACCTGAACATCTCTCATTATTTAACTAGTTCGCTTATATTTCCACGATTGTTGTATCTAGCAAAGGTAACAGATAATTTCGATTGCTTTTCAACAGGTTGATAGATGTGTTTTTGGTTAGCCATAATAGCCAATCCCGAGCTTATCGTAGCGTCAAATCGAGTCCTGTTGTTGATATCAAATTTAGCCCAATCTTCGAGCGTCCTAGTAAATGGCATAGTACCTATATCGCCCTGTTCTCGGTACGTCCCTTCCATATCAATGCCTACGTGTTTTTCGATATACGTCTCGATAGCTGAAGCGTGAGACTGCTTAACGTCTTCAGATGTATTCGGTATGCCGCCTAACTCCTTTTCCGTCTTGGACAGCTTATTGAATTTTTTGTCGGGGCGGTTCATAGAAAACTTGCGGTAGCCTCTATTCTTAAAGTGGTAGAGCAGCCTCGGTTTATTATTCTCCGTAAGGATAGGCATACCATAAAAAACGCAAGCCATCAGTACCTCTTCAAAAAATATCTCTGCCGTCTGAGGACGAGCGACATACTCTAAAAAAAACTCGTTACTCGGCGCATCGTCCATATTGAATTTAGTCATCCCGTGGAGAGAGCCGTTTGAGCCCCTCCCCCCTACGACACCCGAGATATCGTACGGGTCACACCCCAGCGAGCCGATATGCTCATTGCCAGGGTACTTCATCCCGTTACGAATAATGACGTGGTTTTGCATCCTAGCGGGAGGCGTCCACCCGAGTAAAAACCGACCGTTACGCTCTGGCGTCCATATAACTTGGCTGTCTTTTTGGCCGTCTTTCCAATGAAAAGAACCCCTAGTAAGGTAGTGCTCCTTTATCATCTCGTCGTTATAGTCAATTTGCTGATATATCTTAGTCAGGTTAAATATAGACTGCTTACTCTCGTCACGAAAAGCGTGGGACTCAGTACGCGGGAATTGGCGATAGAACTCGTTGAGCGCATCAGGGTCGTTCTTAAGTGAAGCCACCTCGTTTTCCCAATACTCAATAGCCCCCATCTTTATAGACTGCCCGTCAATACCTTTAACATCGTGCAAAGGCTTTATAAATACGGGCATACCATACCTATCGATATACCCTTCAAAATTCCATTCCATAGGAATAAATAGGCTGTACATACCGCTCTTGGTCTGGCCGTTAGCGTTGCGGTTGCTTACGTCAGATTGAGAGTATAGCGTTTTGTAGTTCCCACCGCCTTTGCTTAGCGCGTTGGACGTAGAACCCATCATACACTTCCCTATGATGCGGCTACCCAATCGCAAACAAGTTTTGGTGACGCGCCAGTTATTGAGGATATTCTCTGGCTTCTCCCACTTACCGCTTTCGTCGTGAACCAAGAGCAAAAGCTTCTCTCCGTCATAGCTGTTGTCGGCTGTATTCTTCCAGTCTATAGTAGTATCAAGTCCGTCAAGCTCTTCAGACTCATCGAGGTACATATTGCGCTTGGTAATCTTTGACGCAGGCACCCGATATGCAAGCTCTGTTTTGGGCTTATCCATACCGTCTTGTATGGGCTTGAAAAAGAACGGGTAGTTCGCTGATATAGGAACCACCTTATCGGTAAACATCTTTTTGGCGTCAGCACCCGTTTTAGAAAGTATTCCAACTCGAGCGTCCTTAGCGAGAGTTCCTATATTGACGCATTCCGAAGAACCCATAAAAGAAAATCCTGAACGACGAATCTTTAAGTAGCACATACCGAAACATCGGCTGTCTGCCTTGCAAGCCTCCCAGAAGATATAGAATATACGGTTGGCCTCTCGAAAGTCAGGGAGCCCTACGTCAATTTTAGTCCACTGGAGGTACGTATAGTGTGAGCCCGTTATGTAGGTAGGGACTCCATTATTCATAAACCAGGCGCCGCTTTCACGTCTGTCGAACTCGCGCTCCACGAAATCTACCCACCTGTCTTTAAAATCAGCGGGCATCTCGTTCCACTGAAATATCGTCTTGATACGTGTAAGTTCTTTAGGGTACCCTAAGGGCTGCCAGTACTGTTCTTTTTTAGATTTGCTTCGCTCTATAGGGTTACTACAAACCATAGGGAGTGCAATACGTACGCCCTGTATCTCTACCACATCACCTACCGTACCGTCTTTTGATATAACGACAAAGTCATAGTCTTCGTTATAACCGTATTGCCAACTTTTAGCTTTATTCTTCCTTGTAAGTACCTTTTGGGGAACTATATCATTTAGATAAATAAGCAGTTTATTTTGAACGTCTTTCCGCAAATCCTTGCTTGGTATTAGTAGATGAATCACCACGCTTTTCCATCGCCTCTAAATTTTCTCTCTCCTGCTCAATACGGTTAAGTATCTCTAGCGCATCGAATATAGCAAGTTTTTTTGTAGCCGCTGCGTTCTTTAATCTGTCGGCGGCCAGCTCGTCTTCTATATCGGGCTTTATGATATCTTCTTTGGCTACCTTAATAAGCTGCTCTACCGCCTTGTGACCCGCAGCTATAATTTTTTCTTTGAGTTCTTTCGCGTTCATAATACCAGCGTTATGTTGTCAGTAAACATACGGTACAACTTTTCCCCATCTACAGTAAACTCATACTCGCTATCAGGAAGAAACGATATCTCATCGCCTTCGTTTACACCGAGCGCTAAGAGCTCGTCATTTCCATACTTAAGCCTTCCGATAAGGGGCTCTTCTTTTGAGAACTTACCTATCCACGATTCTTTTTCTTCTACAGGCTCTACAAAGCAATACTTTCCGTGCGCTCGCCACTTGTCATCTTTTTTGTACAAAAAAAACTGGTCGTCGGTTACAAAGAAGAGGTCATCCTTAAAATAGCTGCGACCGCTTTTTTGAGCCCCATACATATCGTAGTAATATTTAAATACGTTATGATGCACCAGAAGCGTATCCCCTGGCTCTATAGGGCCTGAATAAGAAAGTGGGACGGACTGTACGATAGCGTAGCGGTTAGAAAACCTGTGGTCTTCTTGAGACGAACTTACGATAAACTCAACGTCGTCGGCCCTTCGTTTGTTATCGTATCTGCTGCTATTTTTTGGCTTTACTATAAATGCGCCTGGTGACCTCATTAAAAATTAATGTTGTACTCTACAGATAGCGGCATAGTGTACGAAAAATGTTTCCAAAGCATTATTTCGTTATTGCGCTCTATCCATATTTGAATTGAATTTGATTTCTCCTCAATTTTGATGAGGTGTATTTTATAATTGCCCCCGAGAACCTCCTGGCCTAATAAGTAGTGCATCCCCGATTTATAATCAGGCCCTATGGAGATTTTTCGAATAAGCATTATAGATGGCGAAACTCTTTATTCAGACGGACTTTTAACAGTTACTTCGCCCGTCTCAATATTGATATTTGAGTTGACCCCATAAGTCTCTATCAAAGACTTTTCCATATCGTAGTAAGAAGATTTAATCTTATCGATATTGTTGAGGATATCTTGTTGCTGCATTAAGCATTCGCCCAGAGCAACTTTGTTTTGGTTGAGCTCGGTTAGCGCATCGCGCAATTCTTTCAACTCGCCTTCAGTTAATTTATTCATTTAATTTAGTTTAATTACCACGTAGCAATAGCTACTCTTTTCCAAGTATTAGCCGCAATGCAAACATAGATATAATCTGTCGTCCACACAACATCCCCTTGCTCTCCAGTAGCCGTCGCTGAAGCAGGTGCTGTTCCAAGGGTGACCTTAGACCCCGAGTCAACCCAGTCTAAAATATCGGTGCCGCCAACCTGTTGAACAACACTTAATTGTTGATTAACGCTCGGCGCAGTAGAGGGGAGGCGTATGTGATAATCTTCGGTGGGCTGGGCGCCAAATCTAAGTGAGTGAGCATCACCAACAAAACGCAATGTAGCTGGGTCGCTTACTCCGCTTGGCAAATCAAGACTTTTCGAAACTGAATTTAAAGTTAATATAGGTGTTGCGCTAGTGAGGTCGCCCCAAAAAGACAAATCTTTATTAGCTCCGATATTATACCTTCTTGAAGAATCTTCAGTTAAAGTAAGGTCAGAATTGCCAAGGTTAATGGCTTGCGGATAATCAATCCAGTCTAATACCCCAGAGCCGTTGGTCTTTAATATTTGCCCAGTATTGCCGTCGGTATTGGGTAGCGTAAGCGTATAACTAACGTTGCTCAAGCTATTAGGAGCTACTATACCGACAGAGCTGGTCCCCGTGTTATCTTTTAACTTTAAAGGTATGTTAGCGCCTACAGAAACCTCAGAGCCGCTAACGGTAAGGGCTGAGCTACCTCCCGAAGCAAACGATAATGTGCCTGGGCCTAAATCGTAACTTCTGCTATTGTCCGATTGTACAAGGTTGGAGTTTCCGAGATTAGATACACTCGTCCAGTCCAAGACTCCAGAGCCGTCCGTCTTTAGTACCTGCCCAGTATTGCCGTCGCTCGCAGGAAGCGTAAGCGTATAGCTGCTCGACAAAGAGTTAGGTGATTTTATTGCGACGGAATTGCTTCCTGAGTTGTCTTTAAACCTTAAGGGGACGTTAGCCCCTAAAGAAACTTCAGCCGTATTAAGCGTAAGTATATAGTCGCTACCGTTGGTAAAAGCCAATACCGAAGTCCCACCATTTAAATCATATTGCCTTATAATACCGGCTTGAGTAAGGTTGGCGCTGCCTAAATTTATAGAAGCGTCTGAATTAACCCAGTCCAAGACCCCATCGCCGTCCGTCTTCAATACCTGTCCCGCAACGCCGTCCGTGGGGGGAAGCGTAAGCGTATAGCTGCTCGACAAAGAGTCAGGCGATTTTATTGCGACGGAATTGCTTCCTAAGTTGTCTCTGAGCCTTAAAGGGACGTTAGCCCCTAAAGAAACTTCAGAGCCGCTAACAGTAAGGGCTGTATTCGCCCCGTAATTAAACGCGAGCGTACCCGAACCTAAATCGTAATTCCTGAGAAATGTGGTTTGAGTAAGGTCAGAATTACCTAAATTAACGGAAGCCGTAGAGTTGTTTTGCCAAGACAGCGTACCCGAACCATCGTTTACCAAAACCTGGCCTGTTGCGCCAGCCGCTGCTGGAAGCGTAAGGGTATAAGACGTAGGTACCCCTACAGGTGATTTAAGCGCAACGTAACCTGCGTTGCTGCCATAAAACCTAAGCTCTACCGCAGACCCCGTAACGCTGTCGTACCCTAAGCGCACAGAAGCGGGTTCGCTAAGGGATGGCTGCTTAATTGCGAAATAAGAATCTACGCCTTCTGTAAAGTTTATTGAGCCCCCATTTAAATCGTAATCTCTCGATGTCGCTGCTGTTTGGGTAAGGTTAGAATTACCTAAATTGATAGACGTAGCGCAAGCGGTAACCGCACTACAAAAGTCGGTAATTTGAGACGTTGTAATGGCGATAGGGCTTTCCGAAGCCGACGTTACAATTCCTTTTCCATCAATCGTAAGCGTAACCGAATTCGCGGCATCTCCAAAGGTGCCGCTGCTAGCTTGAGTGCTTAAAGAGACAGCGCCAGAAGATATAGAAAGCCCTCCCGAGTTAGGGAACGAAGCAATTCCTTGAATCGTATCCGTTGCTACATTAACGTTATTGTCAATAACGCTCCATTCCGATTCGGTAACGGGGTTGTCCGAGTCAGCAATTATAATATCACCTATACTTAAAGTTGAGCTCCAGAAACCTGCGCCGTTTCCCGCGACCGTAACCGCGTAAGTAAACCCTGTTAATATTCCCGCGCCTGTAGGTGGAGCAGTCGACGCGTCATATGAGCCTTGAAAAATTAAAGCCCCTGAGCCAGCAAATGTATTGTCTACATATTGCTTGGTTGCCGCGTCGGTAGCGGCACTAGGAGCACCTAAGTTAATAATTCTATTCCCTCCCATTAAGACGGAATTAGTTGCTGCCCCAAAGTTGCTAAAAGGAATAAGCGGAGACGCAATCCTGTACTGCGAACCAGTGCTATTTACTACCGCAAAATATCCCGCGTCGGTTGCCGAAGAAGAAACAGGAAGCTCATTTAAATCGAGCGTAAAGACAATGGTGTCGTTATTTAACGCATTCGTGACTAGCCCTACGCCCCCCGAAAAGGTAATAGTATCTCCATTTACAACGGTTTGCGCAGTACCTGTGTCGCCCGTTATATTAAAAGAAGACAACCCTATAATATCGCCAATACGATAGTTCTTGGTAACATTGTTGTTGTTAACGTCAGTCCCTATGACTTTATCGTCAGTCGTAGGGCTGGCGTCTATGGCATATAAGCTAATCTTAGACATACGTTCTTATCGATTGCGACGGTTCTTACCCATTACTACTGCGTTGAGGATACGAGACAATATATTGACGACTTTATCGTCTTTTTCGGTCTCTGTCAAAGCAGTAATTGTTCCCGCCGCTGTAATAATGGCGAGCAAAATTTCGCTCCAAAATTGTGTCAAAAAATTCATTTTCTTTAGTTTAAAAATTCATATTTTTCCTGGACCTGAAATGAAGGGCAAGCCTTACTAGAATATTCATTATGTCCGTGGATACTTAACTCCCCAAAAATAAGGCGTAAACTTTTAATGAGTTCGAGCATTGAAATATCTTGCATTTCAGTCATCGTGTCTTTAGGGGTTTTGCCGTCTCTTTCTAACCCCCCAATATAACACACGCCAATAGAGTCGTAGTTTTCTCCCTTTGTGTGGCTGCCTTTTTCATCGATATCCCTGCCCTTTTTTATCGTTCCGTCTAGCTCTATAACAAAATGATATCCAATATCTGACCAATTACGAGGTGAAGAAGTATGCCATCTCCGAATAGTTTCCGCAGATATATCTTGGCCTTCTCGCGTAGCAGAACAATGTATTATAACTCTTCTTATATCTCTCATAACAAACAAACTAAACATAAAGCCAACCCAATTACAGCTACCTTAACAAGGTATAGACTGTCTTTGTATTGCTTTTGGCGATTCACTCTATGCCTTTTTTAGCCAGCAAGATTTTAATCTCGTTTACGCCCTCAAGCAATACCTCCAATGTTTGCTGGACTTTAGTTTCTTGTTTTTCTAAAGAATAAAGGCGGCTTTTAATTTTAACAATTTCGCTCTGCATCTTGACGTACGTTGTAACAATACCCGAAGCAGCGCCTACGCCAACTGATATAAGTTCGTAATTCATATTTTCTTTTTGCTCTTTGTTTTTTTCAATCAAAGTATAATTCACCCCCGTATTTAAAGTGCAATCAGAATTAAATTTCATATTATAAAGTTACGGAGCTACTTCTTCTTCAGTACATTCCCACTCGTTAGGATTGGGCGGATAAGGGATGCGGTTTTCGCACTTATAATACCACCCAGGTTCTCCGACCTGAAGGTCGATATAAGCCGCCATTTCTTCTTCTGTATCGAATATATCTAAATAATCTTGCCCTGTACTGAGCTCACCCTTAGAGGCATACCCGTAGTTATTGCGCGGGTTGCCCTTTACTTCTTCGCCGTTATTAAAGGCGAACCAAAAGGCGGGCGTTTTAAATACGTGTGTATGCTTAGCCATTACTCAACGATTTCTCCAATTTGGTCCTCAGTTACTTCTTCTGGCTCTGGCGGGAACCATCCGTTGGCTTCCATATACGCCTGGTCGTGGACCGTACACTCGGTCGGGATAATCTGTTCAAAGAGAACCGTCGGCGACGTGGTGATAAGCGTAGTAAGCGAGTCTTTCTCCGCCTCTGGCATCAATGGGAACAAAAGCTGTAGCTCCGTCAAATCTACCGCTGGGTTGACATAGATAAGCCAATCTAAGATAATCGACAGTGCTGCCTCCCCTGTAGTAGGGTGGATGACAGAGCCAAATAGGTTGAAGTTAGCCTCGTCAGGGTTCTGGATAGACTCTGGACGGGTGATACAGTAGAGTTGACGAGAGATGGCTGCTGCTCGCTCTTCTGAGGTAAGCCCTCCTTCGGGAGGTACGATGAGGTAATTACTCATTTTGAATTGTTTATGTTGTAATACGTAAAGATATTGCTTTCTAGCTTAGGCTTCTGAGGCTTCTGCGAAATTGGTATGACCTTAGGCTTCATTAGTATATGTCGTAAAACGTGTTGATGTTGTCCTCGATGTCGGTGCGGTTAGCGGATTGGTCGGTGCGGTAAATAACAACCTCTTGTATATAACCATTGAAATAATATCCTGCGCCTCCAGTAACATACGAACCGATGCTGAACCTGTTATCGTTCGAATACGTTGTAACCGAGCCGCTAAATTCTTGCGAGGAATTGACGTGCATTGTGGCGGTGTTGCTCGCTGTAATTACAAGCGAAGTGTTGACCTGTCCGCTTATAACATTTGCGCTAAAATAACTCGTGCTGGACAATCTTAACTCCAATTTATTCGCAGTCGTATATCTTAAAATAGGGCTTGTTAGTTGCGAATGAATTGCTTGAATTACTCCCGTGCTTGTATGGTCGTTGACGGTAAAAGTCGATAGCGGCGCAGGGTTTTGCATATCCGCGTTATTTCTGCCTATGTTTGAACTTGTGCCGTTGAATAATGTTGACGCCTTTCCGTTATTCGTCACCACGCCCGTCGTCCCGTCGTAAATCTTAGGACGATTAGCAGACGTACCCTGTGTAACATCTCTCCCGTTACCAGACTGGTCATACCAAGTCGTCACTACCATATCGTTACCCTGAGCAGCTGTAGTTAAGGCCGTAGTGTCCAGCTCTCCGTAAGAGTCGAAGCCGATGTCTGTCGTTCCACCAACGTTATCTGCTCGCTGGACTTGAATGGCTGAACCTGTGTACGTAGAGCTCAGGCGACGCAGTGAGTATGCCGCTGCTGCTCCTGGGTTCTCGTCCAACAAGCCAGCCAGTGGGATGTCATAGTAGCCGCCGATGTTATCCTCGATGTTCGTTCGGTTGGCGGATTGGTCGGTGTTGTAAATAACAATTTCCTGAATGTTTCCGTCGATTCCGTTTCCGCCGTTTATGTCTTCACCAATCAAAAAATCAGTTCCATCTGTAAGCGTTCCGAGATTGAAATCAGAATAAGAATGAGCCAAAACGCCATTATCAAAAACGTCACGTTTCACGGTGTCTGAATAAACAGCAGTCAAAAGATGCTGATTCACATCCGTTATAATGTGTAATCCTTGCTCAAAGTCACCTTCAACATAGAAGTCAATTCCATTTTGAGTAGTTCCAGCGCCTGCGTTGCTTGGTTGCCTCGTCAATAGAAAATCATAACGCGCCCCCGTGCTGTCTTGTAATCCGTAGATAATTTCCCTCGCTGCACGGGTTGCATTATCAAATGAAGAAACGCTAAAACCTGAAGCCGCCGAACCTCCAAAGAAATTACCTGTATACTTGAGGCTGTCGTTGCTACCATCAAACTGCACCGCAGGCTTCCCGTTCTCCGTCACCACGCCCGTAGTGCCGTCATAAATCTTAGGACGAGCAGTAGACGAAATCTGTGTAGCATCGTTGCTGTTACCACTCTGGTCGTACCACGTAGCCACCACCATATCATTGCCAGCAGCTGCCGTCGTAAGTGCAGCTGTGTCTAGATTGCCGTAACCATCGAAGCCGATGTCAGTCGTACCGCCTACGTTGTCAGCTCGCTGTACCTGTATAGCACTGCCTGTGTAGGTAGAGCTCAGGCGACGCAAGCTGTAAGCAGCAGCCGCTCCTGGATTCTCGTCTAAGAGACCTGGGAGTGGGATGTCATAGTAGCCGCCAATGTTTTCTTCGATGGAGGTGCGGTTGGCTGTTTTGTTTTCACCGAATAAAACTAACTCTTGCATCTGACCGTTTAATGAAAAACTTGAGACTCTGTTGTTTCCTAACGTTATGCCGTTCGCGTTGTTTGTGCCTGAGTTCAGTGCGTTCGTTGCGCCTCCGTCAATTGCTCCGTAACTGCTGCTCGATGTTGTATTGTCTTTATATATCCAGTGCAGTTTTTGACCCGTTGCCGCGTCTCCATATTTCATATCCGTGTTACTTCCAAACTTTGCGCGAAATTCGGATTGGATAAGAAATGCAGTATGCTCGTCAGTCTGTGCGCTGTCAAACAAAGTACCTGAAGACGAAGCGTTGTTGTAATTCGCTACGATTGTGAAAGTCTCGTTGCTGTTTGTCGTTAAGCCTGTGTTTGTTAAAGCATCATTTGAACCATCAAACTCAACCGCAGGCTTTCCGTTATCATCTACCACACCCGTCGTAGCATCGTAAATCTTTGGACGATTAGCGGATGTAGCTTGAGAGGCATCGTTGCTGTTACCACTCTGGTCATACCACGTAGCCACCACCATATCATTCCCTTGAGCAGCTGTAGTCAAAGCCGTAGTGTCTAAGTCTCCGTAAGAGTCGAAGCCTATGTCAGTCGTTCCACCAACGTTATCTGCTCGCTGTACCTGTATAGCACTGCCTGTGTACGTAGAGCTTAGTCTACGCAAGCTATAAGCAGCAGCCGCTCCTGGATTCTCGTCCAACAAGCCAGCCAGTGGGATGTCATAGTAGCCTCCGATGTTATCCTCGATGTCGGTGCGGTTGGCGGATTGGTCGCTGTCGTAAATTATTACCTCCTGAATTGGCCCGATGTTGCCGCTGTTGCTCAGGGTGGGAAATTTACCGATGAAAATGTTATTTGTTGGATTGTTTAACGCTCCAACCGATGCCGTTGTTCCTGCCGTTCCGTTGACGTAAATATTCGCGTTGCCTCCGCTAATAAATCCAAACAGTAAAAGCTGGGTGTCCGAACTGTCGACCTGATACTCTGCCGTTCTGTACGCTGTGTCGTATGCTTGGAATCTTGGATAGTCCGTTCCTGTTTGGGCTGACTTCAATAGAAAACCATCAACTTGAGCAATAACCTGAGCGTTGTCCGCTGCGGGCGTGCTTGTTTTTGCAACTGCGATTGCTGTAAGTGCAGTATATGAGAACCGAGTTATTTCTAATTGGTCATCAGTACCGTCAAAGTCAACCGCAGGCTTCCCGTTCTCCGTCACCACGCCCGTCGTCCCGTCGTAAATCTTAGGACGATTAGCGGATGTAGCTTGAGAGGCATCGTTCCCGTTGCCCGACTGGTCCAACCATCCCGCTACCACCACGTCTTCGCTACCTCCGTAGGTAGCCAATGAAGTAGTGTCCAAGTCGTTATTGGAATCGAAGCCGATATAGACTGGTCCCTTAGTGTTAAGGGCCGTCTGCACCAGTACAGCAGAACCCTGATAGCTAGAGTTAATCCTACGCAATGAGTAAGCCGCAGCAGCACCAGGATAGTTATTCAACAACAAAGGCGCTACAGGCTCAGTATAGATGTCGTAGAACGTGTTGATGTTGGTTTCAATGCCTGTGCGGTTGGAGGCTGATTGCGCGGATGTATAAAGAATAAACTCTTGAGTATTAAACATTTTATAACTATCACCTGCGCCATTTTGCATACCAATACGCGTTTGGCTCGCAGCAGATAGATTTTGAATACTATTAAAGGATGTTTGATTTTGAAATTGGTCGCTTAATTGGTCTCTAGTTGAAATTGACGAACTTGCCCCATTTATATAAAGTGAACTGCCAACAACAGCATTATTTGAGTCAGAGTTATTAGCAATATATATACCACTTCCAGCAGCTGTGCCAATCATGACTTTGTTCGATGTGCTGTCTAATTCAGCGACTCCAAAAATGTGAGTTGTTGAGCTAGTTATCGTTGTATTCAACAGCAACGTGCAACTGTTACCCGATACGAGATTTATGATAGGCTTCCCGTTCTCTAACACGACCCCAGTCGTACCGTCGTAAATCTTTGGACGATTAGCGGACGTACCCTGTGTTGCGTCATTGCTATTGCCTGATTGGTCGTACCAGGTAGCTACAAACACATCATTAGAACCCCCGTAAGCAGCCAGGGCTACCGTATCGAGCTCACCGAATACATTGAACCCAATATCCTGAGTTGCTCCACCTACCGTATCCTGAACCTCTACCGCTGAACCAACATAGCTCGAATCCAAAAGCCTCAACGAGTACGCCGCCGCCGCACCTGAATACGTGTCGAGCAGTGGCGTGTTTTGGGTGAAGTAGTCGCCTACGTTTTCTTCGATGTCGGTGCGGTCGGTTGCGTTTTTGCTGTTATCGAAAATAATTAATTCTTGAATCTGACCATCTATGAATTGAGTGCTTGCGGTTTTATCTGCGCCAATAACTAAATCCGTACCCGTTGCGTTTGTACCAGCGTCCCCGCTCGCGGTTTGTGTTCCGCTTACCCTAACAAGTGATGAGACTCCGTTGTATACCGTTGTTTCTTGAACTTGTCCTGTTTGCTGTGGTGACCAACTTAATACTGTACCCGCGAATGCGAAATTGTTTGCAGTACTGTTTGAGCCTCTGGTTATTCTTCCTCCGTTGTCGCTGTCGTAAAGTCGTTGCGTTGCTGTTGGTGTGGTGTTGAAGTTGTGGACTGTGTAGACGTCGAAACTTTGAGTTATGTTACTGATTGTGCTTGTGAAATTCTCTGATACCCCATCAAAGTCTAACGCCAACTTCCCATTCTCCTTCACCAACGCGCCAGTTGTACCGTCGTAAATCTTTGGACGAGCAGTAGACGTACCCTGTGTAGCATCATTGCCGTTGATTGACTGGTCGTACCAGGTCTCTACGAAAACGTCGTTAGAGCCCCCGTAAGAGATTATGGCAGCTTCGTCAAGGTTGTCGTTAGCGTCGAAATAGATGTCCTGCGTAGCACCTCCTACGGTGTCCTGGACTTTTATAGCAGGCCCCGTATACGCGGTGCGCAACTTACGGACCGAGTAAGCAGCCTCAGCTCCGCTTCCGTAGCTAGTGTCCAAAAGTAGGTTCCCTACAGGAGCGCCACCCAAATCGACAATAGTCCAGTTGTATGGAGCAGAAGTTAACTTGTTATAAGCAGCTGTAGCCGCCGAGTCTACCGAACCGTGGACCTGGTTGATATTCGATAGCGTAACATTAGCTTGTAAAGAGCCCGCTCCAGTCCCTTGAGCCGCCCAGCCAATAAGCAAAGCGTCCCAGTTAGCAGCACTTATGTTGCTGCCAGTAAGCATATCGACAGCAGTAGTAACCCCGCTTACGTCCCAGTTCGCTAAATCCTGGTCAAACGCAGCAGCGTTCTTAAACGTTGAAAACAAATTCGTTAAAGACGTAGTCGTCCAAGCCCCTACAGGTTGATTAAATAAAGTGGCGCCTTGAAACATTTGGCTAAACGTAGTTACGCTAGCAACATTCCAAGAACTAATGTTTTGATTGAACGCTAAAGCGTTACTAAACATCGCGTTAAAAGCACTTGAATTGCCCGTATCCCAACCGCTAATATCTTGATTGAAAGCACTAGCGCCACTAAAAGCAGCCGTAAAACCGATAACGCTAGAGACGTCCCAGTTATTTAAAGGATTATTAAATGCCGCGCAATTTTGAAATGGCTGTATAAGGCTCCCGACGTTATGCTGCAAAACAAAATTAAAGTTGGGGTTGGAAGTAGAGTTTTTATAAAAAGTCCCTGCCAAGCCCGTAATGGGAGACCCAACAGTTCCCCAACCACTTAAATCACCACTTAAGTTATCGCAATTTTCAAAAGCAGACGTCCTCAATACCTTGCTTCCAAAAGTAGGAGAAGAAGTAGTCGTAATATTTAAATTTTCGCAATTAGTAAAGACATATTCGTTGAGATACAAAACCGCCGATGCCCATCCAGAAATATCCTGAACCTTAAGCCTGTCGTTGGCAGCACTTAGCGTAGTGCCGTCTTGAGAAGCCCAGCTAATATGGTCGATAATAGGGGTAGTAGTTGCCGCTACCGCAAACATCTTTACTGTATACGTACCCGCAGCAGCATACGTATGCGTAGCTTCTGCTTGGTTCCAACTCGTAATTTGCTCGGCATCGCCGTCGCCCCACTGGACGTAAAAATCATAAGTGCCAGATGAAATTAAGGGAAGGCGGTATTGATTGTTTGCCGTGCTCCCGACTTCGGTAGCCGTAGTGTCAATAGTAAAAGTTAAAGCAGGCGGAGGCAAATTCGGGTTTACCAAGTCGGTAATAGTCCATCCATAATCATTAACCAACTTCGCTTTGGCGTCGGCAGGAGCGCCAAAGTTTGCGTATTGGTTAATACTAGAAAGCGTTACGCCGCTTTGTATGTTAGGCGCCTGAGCCGCCCAAGCCACCAAAAGCGCTTGGTAATTAAAAGAGCTGAGCCCGCTATTCGTAAACATATCCGAAGCGTTCGCTAAGCTAGATATATTCCATCCGCTTACGTTGGGGTTGGCAAGGGTAGCGCCGTTAAACATCCCCGACATATTGGTCACGCTAGACGGGTTCCAAAAAACAAGTGAATTTGTAAAAGAAGTAGCCCCGTTAAACATATCCTGCATATCAGTAGCAGAAGACACGTTCCACGAAGTAAGCGAAGTACCCACAAAAGAAGTAGCGCCCTTAAACATCTCACTAAAAAATAGCCCCGAGGAAACGTCCCAAAGCGCTAAATTTTGGTTGAATGCAGTAGCGCCGTTAAAAGTGCCTACAAAAAAAGAAACGCCAGAAACGTCCCACGAATTAAGAGGCTGGTCAAATGAAGTGGCGCCGTTAAAAACATAAGAAACAGAAGTAAGCAAAGGATTGGTAAGGTCCCAGTTAGCTACAGAGCCATTAAAAGAAGTAGCGCCAGAAAACATACTTACTATGCCGCCTGAGCTAGGGCCTATATTTTGTAAAGAACCCGTACTAAACCAATTGCTCAAATCTTGGTTGAAGTTGACGGCGTTAAAAAACATAGCGCTTGCGTCACGTACGTTATCTGTATTCCAAACGCCAATAGCTTGGTTAAATACAGAGTCCGTCACCCCTCCCGAACCAACGGGCAACGTACGGGCAAACATCCCACCCATATCCTGAAACGCAGACGTATTCCAACCCGTTATATTTTGATTGAAGTCTACGGCGTTTTTAAACATATCCGCCGCAAAAACAGGCGTACCCGTCAAAAAGGTCCAGTTGGGGAACGGCTGGTTATAGCGCAAACAAGAAGAAAAACATTCCGTAAAGTTGTTGCAGCTAGAAACGTCCCAGTAAAGACCTGCATCATTTTGGTTAAAAATCGCTTGATTTTTAAATGCCCTAAACATATTGGTAGGAGTAAAGTCAAGCTGGAACTTTCCTCTAGAATTTCCCACAGGAAGCCCCGCAACGGATTTTCCTTCGTTAAATGATTCTGCGGTACCAGTAAATGGCCCTACCCAGTAAGCCGTATAAAAAGCAGGGGCAAGCTCGTCGCAATTAAAGAAAAATCCGTCTCCAATAACCTTGTTTAAAATAGTGGGGACGTTGCTTATGGTAGAAGCAAAAGTACCTAGGGCCTCACATCCGTAAAATATATCTTGGTCAGCATAAAAAACGGTAGCGCCAAACTGGTCAATAGACCTTACTTTAACCCCGTCTCCTTCGTTTCGATTTCCGAAATACCAACTGTTTACCGCTTGAAGCGGAAACACTACGTTAGGCGTAATGGTAATTTCAAAATTATCCGTAGGCAAAACCGTTCCGTAGTCGTGCGTAACCTCGGGTTGGTTATACGATGTAATAACGTCGGTATTGCCATCGCCCCAATCAACCGTAAAATCATAAGTTCCCGTAGAGTACAAACCAAGTTTATACTGACCGCTAGGGGTTGAAGTCCCCGCCGAGTTATACGGGGTGACATAAAAATTCATAGGGTCTTGGCTAGGGGGAGGGCCAGGAGCCGAACCCTGAGCAGCGCCAGGCGAAATACTGGCGCCAAACGCGTTAGCAATACCTATGATAGTTCCGCTCATATTACCAGAAAGCTACAATTTTTAATTCTTCACCCGCGATTGGTGTCCGTGCGCTTACCCTTCGTACCTGAACGGGTATAAAGGAGCCTGGCAAGACGCCCTCTAGCGTAACGCGAGAGCCCGAAGCGGTAATTATTGGAATCTTAAATCCTGGTGTGTTAGGCGCAAGCGTACCCCCTACATATAAAACGCAACCGTCGGTAGTCTCTGCGTATATAGTGTATCCGTATTCTTCTGTCCAGGAATATCCGTCTTCTACCGAAGCCGTTAACTGCGTTGCGCTATCTACGGAGCTAACGAGAGCAAAAGTAAAATTTGCACCGCCCCCCTTAATAACCATCCCAGGCTTTATACCTTCCTTAATAAAATCAGCGTTAGCGTCAATAAGCGTAAGCGTTGTTACGTTAGATTGCGTTCCTACCGTGCTCGTACTTTCGAAGATAGGTCCCGCAGGGTTCGGGATGTCGTAGTCGAATGGAACTATTTCTAGCGCTAGTCCTACCTGTAATTTTTGATATGCCATAGTTTCTTATACTAATGTTAATGCCGCTTTTTTCCACGTAGCGCTGCCCGCAGCGCCCCCTGAAGTACACACATAAATACCATCATCCGCAGTTCCATCATGAAAGATAACTATCTGACCTGTAAACCCTCCCGTCGACGTACTCCTAGGGGCTGTGTCTTGGGTTTGCATTAAAACCATAGACGTTTTTTGGAATGTAGCTATGCCAGGGTTGCTAAGGTCTCCAAACAAATAGTTTGCATACGTTAAGGACGACCCTGTTGGGTCGCTCGAAGTGGTAGTGCTGCTGAATATCTTAGAAGCGCCTATAGCGTCGTCAGCGGTAAACTCACCTATATAGCTATCCGCGCTAGCACCACCAATCTTAGCAGATACAGTTACGTCACCTGTTGCTTCGCTAACGGTAATTCCGTCTCCTGCTGCAATAGAATCAACACCGCCGCCAATAGTATCTGCTAGGTCTTGGATAGTGTATGCTTCTCGCCCAGCGTTTGCTTGAGCAGAGCCTTTGTTTACGGTTTCCACTCCCGATGTTACGGTGTGAATCTTATTGGTTAAAGGGATGTTTGGCATAATTATTTATCGTATGGGAAAATTCTGTTTAACGTGTCGCGGCGTTGGCCGCAGCCACAATCGGAGCCTGTAGCTTGGGAGACCTTCTCCACTACCTGCTTGATACCTGTTGCTCTAGTAATTTTTTCAACGGTATCCCCTAATCCTTTTGAAGGGCGAGAACGTGAGGGCATTATATTCTGTTTTTACAAATGTACTTAATATTTCCCACGCCTATTGGACGGAGAGCTCTTCTTAGAACCGCCCTTACCAGCCCACAACTTTTTGCAAGCCCAGTAACGCGCCGTAAGTTTATTGGTAGCCGTCCCACACTTATGACGAGCTTTAAAGCTCTTACGCGCAGCAGCAGAATAGTTATGTCCATAACCCTTGGCGCCGAAATGAATGAGCTTCTCTTTGCCGCCAGAGCAAGCTTTGACCATCATCTTCTTGCCCGCTCGGTCCGACCGAGTAGGGCTGTTGCATTTCATCTTGCTCTTATTCGCCATATCAACTATTCGTTACTCGTCCTGCCGCCGTATTAGAAACAAACTGACGCCTGCTTCCTCCTCGTCGTTTCTTCCTACGGGCTGTAGCAGCTCGCTCAGATTTACTCATAGAATTAGCCTTAGATAATGGCAGGCAGCGGTCAGGGTTCTTTGTGTCCTTGCTCGTGCCGCAAGCACCAAGGATAGAACCGTCCGTCCCAATACGAACCCATTTCTGGTCCCGCCATTTCTTTAGCTCTCCCATCAATAAGACGACTTCATCTTTTTCTCCATACCATATCCTGGGTTGTTCTTCACAGAACCACCCATAGTGCTCGCAAAGGTAGAAGCCTGAGCTTTACCGACTGCGTTATAAGGGAAGACCTTAGTCTTCATCTTTCCTGTGTCTCCACACTTGTAATTTACTGTAGGCATTATCCTCTTCGTTTTTGACGCATTGTTTTACGAGCAGTTTTCAAAGCAGCTTTAGCGTTCTTCACAAGTTGCTTGTCTGAAGTTTTTGGCAGCGGAACGTCACGTCCCGACATAGGACTTTTTTGTAAACTTGGCTTAGGGCCGTCAGTTGTGAGAGAGCGTACTGTTTTTTTTCGCATAGGAATCCGTGAAGAGTCTTCACCTAACACTGACGCAGCTACTCTAGCACCGTACATTGCAGGGCTAGGATTTTGTGCTGTTCCACCAAGGCTTGATTTTTTTATCGCTTTAGCCGCTCTATTAGCCGAGCCTGCCGCAGCAGCCATCATATACCCTTGTCCTGCCTCTTTAGCCTCTGAAGGGGTATTAATAGATGTTTTAGCGCCAGTAACTTTTGTTTTTTTCTTTGCCATAATTATTTCTTTGATTTTTTAGCGTAGTTAGGGTCCTTACAATATTTACTAGC